AAAAAGAAAATATATTAAAACTTCTCCTATTTAAGCCAAGTTAAGTCTGGCGCGTTATATAGCAAACTAGGAAGCTAGCGGGTTAGTTCCCGTAAACGCAGCAATTGTTTAATGTCCATTTCCTGCTCGGACTTTATTCTACATAATATTTAATTATACATTATTTGGGTCTTTTAAGCTCAGATTCCCGAGAGCGTAAGTGTACTTCTCCAAGAGTGCAGAACACGCATCATCAGCTTTACTCCCTGGCCTGAAGATTTTGGAATTTTCGCTTAGRAAGCTAATCGATCCCTCCTTCACGACCATGTATCGTTCCCATTGCGCCTTTGTTTGGCCTCTTGGACAAGCACCCTCATGCAGCAATTTCCCGCATTTCACACAAACACCGAGATAGCGAGCTCTACGCTTGGCTGCACTCCTGGAGGTCCCATTGTGGAATTCTTTGAGGAATCTGCACCTCCTAGCTCCTTCCTCAAACTCACTAACAATCTGATTGACTAGATCAGACGCGATGCCGTGAGGAACACCACGATTGCAAAGTCCTATTTTAACTAAGCCACACAAGAAACTATTATCACACCAAGACATCCCGTTCTTTAATGTCTGCGGGTAAAAGACCACACGCTAAGCTACAATCACTATTAAGGGCGCCCGTTCAGTATTGGCGTTTATTRTTTGCGAAGTTCATGTTCCTTTGAATTTCCGGACCCATCCTACCACCGGTGACCGCACTATCTAGGTTTGCATAAGTGTCGTTGTTGTTAGCACGATCGATGGCCAGCTGTTTGTAGGTGTTGTAAGCGACGTACTCAGCCCTAGTCGGCATTGGGACTATTCCACCGAGTGGCTTGATGGCCGCACCATTTTGCACGTAGTCAAAGAAGTCAAAGGCCGCAAACCTAGTGGTGTAGTGAAATCCCATGGCAGCCCAGTCAGAAGGTGGTTCATCGTGAATATGCATGTAATTCCAAGCGACTGGCGCATAAAGCCTGCAGACCTTCCTAAGTGTACTCAGCTCATTAATCACTCCCACCACATCATCTGAAATGATAGCTCCTCCTGGCCACTCAAAAGTTCCCTTCGGATCTTGGAACGATGAACTACTCGTGTGCACACACCGAATCACCAATTGAAGTATGACATTCGCTATTTGGTCGGTGGGGACTCCCAGCCCCTCAATCGCTACTTGTATCTTCACCATCTCCTCAGCAGTGGCGATATTGTTGGAAACTTTCTTAGGCATGAGCGAGTGCAAAAAATCGGTTGTGCACCTGTTGTATAGATTTGTGGGGTCTCCCCTCATGTCCGCAGCAGGCTGTAGAATTGGTCTGCCTCTCTCAAGTCCCATGTTTGTGACTTTTAAGGCAGTTCTTTCTTGACGTAACAATTTCGCCAGTGTTGACAATCGCTTGGCGTTTTGTCGATCCTCTCTAGCGCTTGAGCTGCTACTTTCGTCGTCACTTCCCTTTTGGAACTCGCTCTCATCCTTCTTCTCCGGTGGATGCTGACCTGAAGCACTTGCGATATCATCGAGTTTTTGCTTTCCCTTGTTGTCTTCAGGGGGGGCCATTTTCTCTAATTTGATCAGTATTTCAATCTACCCCTGCGAACCTAAAGGATCAACAAGAACCCGCAGGCTTCAATGTCTTTGCGTACTCGACGAATTCACCCGTGAACTTGCAATTTATTATCCGTACTGACTCGCCCGTTATTAACACCACACAATTATTACTAGTTCCTATCAATCCGTACGCTAATACAAATAGTAGACCTATTAAAATTACTATTAATTGACTGGTGGAGAACATTAATGCCTTACACCGCAACGACAGACACGGAACCTATCCACTTGTACGGAAATTAGAATCAGGAGCGTCAAAAGAAGCACGTAAGCCCAAGGCTGCGTTGCTAATTTTTGTGGCCCTTCTAGTGAGTTCAATTTCCTGGGAGCCCCGTACTGTATCTGCTTTGTGCCGTCTTTGTAAAGTCCCCCGTGTGGAAGGCTGTGAATGTTGTCCCCAGTGAAAGGTAAAGTACTACGAGAGTAAACCAAAACTATACCTATTATACTAAAACCAATCGCTACAGCCAACAGGCTCCTTGTGTGATCAGGTGGAGGTGTAAGAGGCATCAGGACTAAGTATCAAAAGTGATTCGCGATGTCTTGTCAAACACTGGAAGACCCAACCCCTAGATTCGAATGGAATTTTTGACTCTGCCGTTACAAAAGTCACGGAGTTGAAGGACTTCCCTATTACTTCCCTTATGTTGCTGGCTTCAACCCCGTGCCTCCTCAACAAGCAACCAACCTCTTCCTCAAAGTATATGATCTGGTCTGCAGGGTCAACTTCGTACAATCCCTTGATCTGTACTATATCTTGTCCAGTCGCTTCAACGTCAAACCCCAATGCCCTCAGCAATTGTGCAGTGCAGCTACCAAATCTCCTGCTCTTCTTGCAGATGAAGTCTGCTCGTAAGTGGTTGACGGTGGTGCTTTGAAATGGATCACCAAACACAGCGAAGAAGCCCTCTGTCGCACAATCGTGCTGACAATATTCGTCTAGCAAATCGTATGGGCCCTCTGTAGTTCGTTCTGATAATGCTTGAATTCTAACCCCACTTAGCTGTGCTTGATCTGCCTCACCCAACGTATAAGCCCTGAACCTCGAATCGTACTCAATCAATTTCCTAATTAAATGACTCTTCCCAGCACCTGGTACACAGTGAAAAACGATTGGTTTCCCTAACTTACTGTTTAATCTAACAAACCCGTAATCACTAGCAAATTTAACTAACACGTCCATTCATAATCAACTAACTAGCACTAACCTAAGCTAACTCATTCTTCCAGTGCACGTGTAGTGAATAAGTTCTTGATGTCTGATTTCAAGAGGTGTTTGTTCTTAACAACAATGCGAACACAGTTATAGAACGCTTCTGTTTCCTCCTCATCCATTCGACAAAGAGCCAATTCACCCATCTTGTAGGCGTACGAAAGTTCAATTGCATAATTATCTATACAATCAATTAAATTGCCCTTTTCCTTGGCTATGCACATTCTTTCCATTACCAATTGTGGTTTCTTGTAGATACCATCTGGACTCAGGTGCCACCCACAAAAGGTCGGACTTTTCACGAAGAAAACTTTGGCTTTCAATTTAAGCTTGCTGAGGAACCCCTCATAAGCCCTGCTCAGGGGTAGCCTCTTCGACGCACACATATCATCTCCGGCAAAGCATATGAATTCGTTTCCCCTAATTTCATACCTCAGGAACGTGAAAAGCATATTCGCCATTGTGTTGAACAAGAATGTACTAGCCTCGCCTGAGAATCTCATTATGGCAAAATTGCCCAATTTCGAGCCCAAGTGAGTCTTGATAAACTCGTAATCGCTAATAAGATCTGCGGGTAGCCCTAAGTACTTTATCATTTCGATCTCGAACGCCATGATGTACTGGTCCTGTGATGCATCGAAAGCTTCGTAATCGGACTCTGTACAGACACCGTCAAATCTCCCTCGCATGACCCACTCATTCAACTCCTCAAGGCCCTTTCCAGAGTGTATGTAGAAATTACCTGGTAAGGCTTGATGCAGTTTCTTCTCAATGTACCTCATGTACGGTGCGAAACGACAGAGCACTTCATGCTGGAAGCAAACTATACTCTGGGCCGCCTTTGCTACTCTAAAGCGATTATCAAATTTCGTGCACAATTGGCTTTTTGAGAAGATCAGTCCAATGTCAATCAACCAGTCCCTGCAAGAGCGGCCTGAGTGATTTTCGATCGTAGCTGCGCTTTTACTCAGTTTTTTCTCTTCAAACTCTAGCTTGGACTGCTCCATCATCTTGGTATCCCTGGATTTGTTCATTGGGATCTTCTTGAGGAACTCTTTCAACATGAATTTTCCATATGGCATTGCCTCCACCAATTTAGCTTTTTCTGTTGCTGGTCTTGAAAATTTAAGCCTCTTCTTGACAGCCATCATGAACGTCACAGTATCATTCGCCTTGTGCCTAGGGTATATTGCTTCAAAGCGCTCCGCCGCATTGGTGAGTTGCTTACCTTGTTCGCGCGGGTGTTCATCGGTAAATTGCTCAGAAACGAGATGGCCTATCCTGACTTCTCTAAATTCCTTTGCCAGAATCTTATGCACCCACTTGGCCCTGACTGACTCCAACTCTGCCTGAGGCAGATGCACCTTGAACCACTCCGTCTGCATCTCCTCCAACTGTTCCTCCTCTTCTTCAACGTCTTCTATCTGGAAGAGGTCTACCATCCCTTTCAACCAAGGATCTCCTTGGACCTTTTCTTCACGCACCCCCTCATCTTTACCGATGTTTTCATCATAACTATCAGTGAAAACGGCCACACCGGGGAGGTGTTCAAGTAGATCACTCAACTTTGCCCTTTTCCCTAGGAACCGTCCTAGTACGCGTGTGGCATACATTCTCGCCAATTCACTCCAGCTTAAGTTCACAAGATTAACGAAACAAATATTCTCACTGAAACGACTAAGTGCTGTGACCCACCTCTTTTCAGACGTGTGAGCGGAGACGTTCGTGATTATAATTGTTCCGTATTTGAAGTTCAGCCCTGTCGACTCGCCGAAAGTTAACACAGTCGGATTTGACCCCGGGAAATGTGCCTCGACTATTTTCTTCTCCTCGAATGATGACACCAGAAATACCTTTGAGAATTCTTGTGGGATCACATGGAGATGTTCCAACCCGCTATACAGTAAATGCTCTTCGGTCGCTTGGCCCTCCATCTGCGTACCAAATTCACAAGGTAAACGGCCTTGGAAATTACCATTCTTGAATCTGCGGCTCTTGATCACGTATTTATATTCGGCCCCTTCCAAAACAGAGTCGATACACGGCGGTAAATTGGATAACCAATTCCTGTCCTTCTCATTGTCATAGTCACTCTGTATTGGGTCACCTCCAATCACAATATGGACCCCTTCGGCACAAAGTGCACAAATTAAGTCCAAATAACCGGGTGGGTACAACTGTATCTCATCCAGAATCAAGGCCATCCCCGGCTTCACTAGGTGAATTTTCTTCAAGATAATTTCGAATGTGCACACGAGCCAGTTTTTCCTCTTCATTCGTTCTGCCTGGCTGTTTGGATCTGGTCCGGTCGAAGCACCGGCTCCATTTTTAGAACTTGCACCCTTTTTCCTTTTTGTTCGGACTACTGCATTCTCCAACTTTTGCCTGAACTCATCAGCGAGCGCCCTTCGTGGTGATACGTAGAAAACCCCTTTCCCTGGATTGGCATCGAAAAATCGCCTGAATAATGAGCTTTTACCAGATCCGAATGTGCCCAGAACACTGTTGATTTGCACGGTATTTGGCCGATCGTTTATGTTCACATGTGCAAGTAGATGTTCTGAATTATTGAAGATTTTCGAATTCATGACACCCGTACATCCAGTGTGAAAACAATCTGCCAAGCACTTTGCCCTAGAATAATCTGGTCTGAACTCTATAGTGCTACCTGCGGCCTTAATGATTAGCAGTGAGTTTGGACTCACAGTTAGTGTATTCACCCTGCCTCTCATCATTGGTACGGTAGAAGGGCTATTCCTTCCTATGAACTCAATGTGCCCATCCTTGAGCGTGAATGCTGCAGGCAAGTGCCCTGTCTCGTTAAAGTTATAGGCTTTGCCCTCAAACTCGACCATGGCATTGATTCCAAAGCGGTCAAAGTAAAAATCTAGGTCTTCTAAAGCGACACCTTCGCCTCGCCATAGTGTGCCGACACTCCCCACACAGCTCCCTTCTTCGAGCACCTTCAACACCTCACTAGTCTTGCGGTTGAGACTAACTGCAATAGCTCTGACTAGGCAATTATTTTTTGGTTCAACCCAGTTAAAGTGCTGGTTTTCTATATGCATATAAACCACTTGGCTGAATTCGCGCTTGGGGCTGTAAACTACCAAACCAGTGTCCCCGGCAGAAAGGCAGATCAGTTGAAAGTTAAAAATATGGGTTGCCGCACTTATTATTTCATCTTCAGCGTATGCACCTGTCTGGAGCTGATCGTTCAACTTACGCTGTTTAGTCGGGTCTTTGTACTTCACTTGCTTGCACAAACGCTTCATTTCCATAGGATCCAGACCCAAAGCACATTCGAGCGCGTACCAGAAACAATTGCCATCACCTCTAACATCCACCTTGTTGTACTTGATGCCCTTTGGCATTTCTTTATATTCAATTGTACAACATTCCATATCCACTGCCAAAGTCTCGTCTCGACTTGCTTCACTCCCTCCGCACTCTCCGCTCTGGTCACTACTACCACAGGGTTCAGCCTCTACTTCTTTTTCCTCACTCCCGCCAGCTTCATCTTCGCTCAATTTTTCCTTATCTAGTTCATTCTCCTCATCTGTGTCAGGGGGTGATTCTGGCTCTTGCTCAGCGTCTACTTCTTTCTCCTGTGCGGTTTCGCAGGCCCTCAGCACTCTAAAGGTTACTGATTCCCTACCTTTTGTAGTTCCAGAAACGCTGTGCTTGTGGGTTCCTTGAAAGTCCATGGGCATTGTGAATTGCATTGGTCCCTCCAGGTATTCTCCACCTGCTCCATTCCTGCATTTAATTTCAAAGACCGCCTTGCCAGATAGATTGCAGGTGTGTATTTCCTCTCCTTTCTTAAAGATGGGCTCATCATCCGCGTGGTACCCTACTGATGCTCCTTCTTCATAGATTTGGTACAAGCAACTGTTGTACTTATCTGGTACCTTATTAATCTGCATCCAGAGTTCCAGCCAGTCAGGCCACCCTTGCGAAATATGCGAACCGCCTGTGTAAAGGTAGGGAGTTCCATCCTTGGAATACCATCCACCTACTCTACCCTTGAGCCTATCCTTGGCTTTAAAAGCATGCATATCACTTCCAAGAAGTGTTTTGATTTCCATTGACACTCCGCATGAACATGTCATCCTGCGCACCACCTTGGTGTCAACTTCAATGTACTCCTGACTGGATTTATCGTCAGACCCGTCATCGGAACTGCTTGATACCACGCCTTCGGGCTCCCCTTTGTCGTCCTCATCGTTTTCAACGGTGCCACCACTATCTTTACTCGACCTATCTTTCTCGAACCAGTAATCCATCTCTCGATGCTTTAAGCTCCTACTTCCTCCAGCCAATTCTTTAAGCACGTGAGACCACCCCTGCTTGGCCTCCTTGTAAACAATTGCATCATGTGGATAGCTTGTCAAGAACCTTGTGTGGGCTCTACCTGCTTTGAGGAACCATGCAGGCCCGATTTCAAACCAACTACTCAGTCGTGAACGCAAAGCTTTATTAACCAACGACCTGATCGTGCTGTTAACGTGATTCGGTTCGAGTAATAGCTTTTTGAAAGCCCCAATGTCAACGCAGTAGTTTGTGTTGTTCCGCAATCTGTGCTCAACATCCACCGCAACCCAGCAGCTGATCACATCCTTGGCGTAGACGTCGATGAGGTCTTTGTAGATTGCCGTTGTGAAGCCTTTGAGTATACACTCGGTTGGACATTCGAGTAGAGGTTGTTTAACTCCATTAACCAAGCCAGAATAAGGTTGCGACTGCCTCTCTAACAAACTAGCTACCTTCCCGTACRTGAATTTATGATCCATAAGTGCTGCCATTTCAATGCCAAAGTCCGCCTCTGTGAATTCAAAGAAATYAAAAGTATGGAAATAATTCCAATCCACATCACACAGCTCTTGACGGAAAGAGAAGGGTTCCATAATCGAGATGAAATCATCTAGACTAACCTCTGCAACTGTTTTGAATCGCTGCGCTAGTGGTTTCGGAAGTTTTCGCAGCCAACCCCCTAGGAATAGGGGAAGTCGTGATGGACAAAGTATTGACTTGATTGTGTTTGTAGAGATGATCAATGACGCAAAGTCTTGAAGGAATTTAATCTCCACACCTGATGGTTCAGGTATCAACTGGCTGAGTTTAGCCATGGCCGACTGGACATCTGGCTTCTTCAGTGTCCGCAGATATCGGTACACCCTGGAAACTACCTCAAAAGAAACCGGGAAGCAGTGTGAAACATCGCTTGTCAGTGGCTCTAACCCTTGGCAAGTTGTTGCATCAAATGGTCCAAATGCCCTGACGTTCGGACCCATTGATTCACCTCTTGTTATCGCGATCAAATGATGTGCGAATTTGCTCTGCACGACATCCACGTGGTAAACACCCCCATCAGGGAGCAATATTCGCTTCGCTTTGAGTAGATAGCCATTCTTCAATGGCTGCAGATAACCTTCGGTCCTAACGCCATCTGGGTAGAAAAAGAAATCATTTCCAATGACATCGAACTCATAGCACCATTTGAAGAGGCTGAATTTAGATCCAACTAATAACTCGGGTGGATACACCATGGTTGCGTACATGACCTCTGGTTGAATAACTTCCAGAAATGTTATGAGATCGCGCGCACTCCAATAATGTATCTCATCGTGCATAAACAGGTGCTTGGCTGATTTCCTCATGAGCTCGGGGACCAGGTCTTTAAGTGTGACACCATCTAGACATGGCCGTTGTCTAATTAAACCGGGTATCTTTTCCGTTGGCCGCACCACGAAATCTGAGCCATATCTCACTTTATCGGCACTTGTTACATATCTATTTACTTTTTCCACTGTGCTCAAGTGCGTATTTCTAGCTTTAAGCATGGAAAGTTTTTCATTTTTAATTCCTACAAAGAAAAATCTGTTATCTATTTTACTTGGTATAACTTCGAATAAGAAATAATTTTCTAAAGTTTTACAAACGGGGTGCGAGTGGGGCATGGCCGAGTATGGACTCAGGTATAAGCCAGCTTCTATCAATTTCTTCTTTGCTGTCGGGTTGACAAAGTAATTGAAGAATCGGAACTTATCAGCCTCTGTATCCTTGTAGTAGCATGCAGAAGTACTCGCAATCGTGCTTTGAACGCTTGCATCATAAGCAGCAACATTTTCTTCCAACGGACTTCGATAAGTGAGAGCCATTGAGCGTACAGTATTTGAATGGATATTTAAATAGTGTATGCTTCGTAAATGTTGTTGTTTTTC